TTATATGTAGGCTTTCATTTCAGTTAATTTTCTTCGCACATCGGTACCAATGATTTTATCATAGGTTGATACATTTAATTTTAAACGTAAAGTGTTTAATTCTAATTCAAAGCCTTTTATTAAGCGTTTTAATTCAGTTTTAGAGTATCCTAAAGAGCAGCCAATTAATACTATTACAGCTAAATAATCAACTATTCTATCAAAATTCAAATCTTTAACTTTCATTTTTATATTAAAATATTCAGTTAGTTGATTTCCTACATTACTTTCTTTAAATCTACAATCATATAAAACACCATTATGTGCAATTGCATTTCTTAACCCTTTTAAGCAATCTATTAGATCGCCGATTAATCTGTCATTTTTATCAAAAGAAGAATGATAAAGTTTTAGATCTTTAACTATTTGTAATTTAACTTCAGAATTCATGCACCTTACAAAAAATACTAAATTCCCTAATGTGAAAAGTTCGAAAACAGCATATAGAGGTACTGAACGATCATTATAAATAAAATGATGAATGTAAGGTTTAGAAGTGAAATTGTTGTGTAATTTCTCATAAATATCGTTACGCAATTTCATAGTGTTTTTAAATTTGTCTTTGTATTTAGTAGAACCTGGTCGATATTTTTTATAATCGGTTAAAATATTGTTAAACACTTTATCTAACTCAAAACCAGCCTTTTTATGAATGATTTCTAGCAGTCTGTTTTTGATAGAAGTTTCAATATACATAATGTGTTTATAAAATAGTGATTTAATATTTGTATCAAATTCGTATAATGCTACTATCTCATCAAAATTTTTAAAGGATAAGGAATTTTTGCTATTTTGGAAAAAACTATATCCTTTGTAACCATGAAAGTAACCTATGTTTAACAATTGTTTCTTTTGCTTACTTCCATTAATTTCAATATTTTTATTATCTCTAATATGTCTCATTAAACCATCAGTAGTTTTAGGTTTCTTATTCACGTTCTATATACCTACCTTTTCCAACTTACTCATCATATCTTTATCCATCTGTTCGGTAACATGACTATATATCTGTAAAGTTGTTTTATAATCTTTATGACCTACACGATCCATTATTGCACGCAGTGACACGCCTAATTGTGATAATAAGGATATGTGACTGTGACGCATAGTGTGAGTTGAAATATCTTTTTCAATACCTACATTCTTTGCAGCGTTTTTAATGTTAGCATTGATAGATGATAAAGGCATAGGACTACCTTTACTATTTGTAAATATAAAGTTTCTCTCTTTAAAATTACTAACCCACTTAGCAGATTTCTTATTTTCCAACATTACCTTACGCAATATCTCACAACTTCTAGTGGTAATAGATATAGTACGATATGAGGCCTCAGTCTTAGTTGTATCTTTAAAGCCACGTACACCATCTTTAGTTATCCATGCTATTGTGCCATCAATTTCAATCTTTTTATTCTTAAAATCAATGTTTTCAGGTTGGAGTGCTAATAACTCACCTATTCTTAAACCGTTCAATACTTGAAACTCAGTAATGTATGCAGTCATCATGTATGAGCGTTTAATATAGCCTTTATTACTAGTGCTTGCCTTATGATTAAGTTCATCAATGAGTTTATGTACTTCATTCATTTCTAGGTAATTCTCACGTTTAGCTTTGATTTCTTCTCTAGTTACTGCTTTCTTAGGTAGCGACACGTTATCTATATATGATATATCTGAGATATTGTATCTTTGTTGAGCAAACTTCAATACACTCTTTATAAGGCTCACATTGACCTTAATTGTAATGTGTTTAATATTATTTTCTTTCATTGATGTATTTATGTAATCTTGAATAACTTGAGCATTCATTTTATCAACAAGAATATCCTCATTTATTCGCTCTTTGATGTGAGCAAGTCTGTAAGTCTTTGCTCTTATAGTTGATTGTTTAGCACCAGATGTTAATTTGTAATTCTCAAACCACTCATCACATGCAGCATGGAAAGTTAGCGACTTTAATGTAGTAGGTGTCTTATTATTTAGCTTTTCATCTATACGCTCATTTAAGCGTTTCTGAGCCTCTTTTTGTGACTGCTTACCATTCTTATTAAGTACCACGCTAACACGTCGCCATTTGTTTGTGAGTGGATCTTTATACTTCTCATAATAGCGATATTTAGTTTCACCATGTTTATTAGTAAATTTCTCATGCCACATGTGAATGAGCCTCCTTTTACTTAATCTTGTGGTCCATATTGATTTTCTACTGCTTGATTTAAAATTTGGGAAGCTTGTTGCTGTCTATTCATCATTTCACTTTCACTAATTTTCCCATTTTCATAATCTTCGTTAGCTTGTCTTTCGATTTCAGTTTTACGGTCTAGGGCGTTAGCAACTTCACCATGTATATACTGATCATCAATCTCTGTATTTTTAGGTAACTTTACATTTTGATTAGGTTGTTGAGTTTGATTATAGTTTTGGTTATTTTGCTGTTGTTGTGGAGTTTGTTGAGTGTTATTAGCTTGTTGTGTTTGCTGCTGCTCTTGAGTTGCAGATTGTTGTGTTTGTTGTTGAGATTGAACTTGTTCATTTGTAGTAGTTTCTTGAGTGTCTTGTTCTTCAGTAGAATTATCTTCTTGTGTAGACTTATTATCTTCATTTTCTTGAGATTTCTTTTCTTCTTTAGACTTTTTATCCTCTTTAGTTTTCTTATCTTTTTTATCGTCAGCTTTCTTTTCAGTAGTGCTTTCTGATTTTTTATTTTCATCTTCCTTAGTATCATCTTGACTACAAGCACTTAATACAAGTGTAGCTGCAAATAATGTTCCTAGTAATTTTTTCATATGTATTCTCCTTTAATTAAAGTAAGGGTAGATAACTACCCTAAATAAGTTATTGTTGCATTGCTGATTCTTGTACTTCCTTTTGTCTATTTGCCCAACTGTCATAGCTTTCATTTTTTCCAACCCAACCTGGGCCACCAACATGAGCATTAGGATCATTAGCAACTTTTTCACTTGCCTCTTTCCAAGATTCATATTCACCACGACCATATCCCATTTGTGATTCGTCATGAGTAGTAGTAGGAATTTCTTGAGTATTTGAAGGTTGATTATTTACTTGTTGATTATTAGTTTGAGTTGATTGATTGGTTTGTGAATTGTTGTTAGCACTAGCTACGTTATTTTGAGCATTGTTTGTTGAGTGACTATTATTATTTGAATTACTAGTTGAACTAGAATTATTTGATGTAACACTTTCTGAAGATTGTTCATTAGAATCATGTGAATCACTAGTTGTTTTGTCATCTTCTGTTTTACTTTCTTTAGAATTGTTGTCATCTGTTTTAGCGCTAGCTATATCTTTTGAATTATTATCTTCTGACGCATCATCTTTTTTACTATTATCTGTTAAATCTTCAGTTACAGAATAATCTTCAGATTTTAAATCATCTAACTTAATTGTTTTAGTACCTAATTTTTTACCATCAGCACCTTTTGTAGCTTTTAAAACTACATCTTCATCATTTTGTAATTTGTAAGTCATAATACCTTTTGCAGTTTTACCTTTTTTAATAGTGTCGTTACTATGTTCGTTCCATTCACCAAGTTTTCCAGTAGTAGGTATAATTCCGACATCTAATTTATTTACAGTATTATCACTATCTTGAGTTGCTTCAAAACAAGCAATCCATACATTCATTGAAGTTATATCTTCGCTATCCGATTTGTTTTTAACATGATACTTGAAAGCTAATAATTTATCTCCTGAATCTTTGTCATTAAGAATGAAAGTATCATCAATTTTTAATACTGCTTGATCAATAACTAGAGTATCATTTGCAAATTGTGGTTTGTTTTCATTTACTGATTTTGTTTCAGTATTATTAGACTTTTTATCTTCTGAATTACTATCATTATTTCCACAAGCACCTAATACTAATGTACTTGCTAATAATATGCCACATAACTTTTTCATTTTATATGTAACTCCCTAATTTTATTACCTTTTATATTCACTTTTCTATGGTGTATTAGATATTGTTCGATAGAACCACCACCTTAATTGATAAGATTAACTTTCATTAATGAATATATATCATATGTAAACGTCTTTTAGTTATTTTTTATCGTTTTCTTTAAGAGATTGAATATTATTGTGATTCGCAAACATTTTTACTTGTTTTTCATTTAACATGGCATCTTTCCTAAAATCATTAAATTCTTTTTGTAATTGTTCAATATCTTTACTTAAATAATCATCTTCTTGTTTAATCTTATTAATTAAGAATAAATGGATAATTTGTTTTATCATATATTTATCATTATCGTTTAATAAGACACCATTAAAAAATTTTTGATTCAAGCTATCATTAAGATGGAAACCTATATCATTTATAGGTTTTTTCATTTTTAAAGAGTTTTTTTTCTTTTCTTCTTCATAAACAAAAATATTTTTCTTTCTATTTTTTTCTTCTGTATTTCCTACTTTTTCATGCATATCTTCATAGAAAGTAATGAAATTGTTATAAATAGTTTCAAAATCTTCTTTATCAATTTCGCTATCATCTGCAGATAATAATTCATATAAAATTTCTTTAATTTCATTATCTACTTCTTTATTTGAAATAGATTGATCTTTTAATTTTGAGTTTTTAAATCCTACTAGCAATAAAAAAAGAATTCTATCTGATGGAAACTTTCTTTGACCGTTTTCAATTTTACTAATGTAACCTACCGATACATTTGAAAGCTTTGAAAGTTTGTTAACTGATAATTCTAGAGAATTTCTATATTTTTTTAATATTTCACCAAATGTCATTTAATCACCTCTATGTATATTATAAAACATTTTTGTGATTAACCCCAAACTATTTTAACTATTGACTGAACAAAAAGTATGTGCTAGATTATAAATGTGTTCAACCCTAAAAACTCAGGGTTGACCACAAAAAATAAGAGGAGAGATTATATGGATAATAATTTAAGTATGTTGATGGGGAGAGATAGAGTAAGTGCTTTGAAATTAAGTAAGGAAACCGGAATTTCAAGAACAACTATTTATGGTTTGTATCATGAAAGAACTAAAAATCCAGATATGCAAATCATTATGAAGTTATGTAATTATTTCAAAGTTACACCAAATGAATTTTTTGGAATTAAAGAAAAAGAGGAGGCTTAGGACATGCCACATACTAAATTACAAGATTTACCAACTAAACAGAATACTGCACTTGAAGAAAAGCAAATCGTATTCCCAGTTAAGTATGCAAAGCCTAAATTATTAAGTGAGTTATTTAATTGTAGTTATTCAACAATTCGAAGATTACTCATTTCATATGATGAGGATAATTTAGGCGTAGAGAGTATGTATTTTGATATTAGTAGCACACTCACACTTGTGAATGTAGAAAAGTTTGAAGAGTTTTTAAAATGTAAACACAAAAAATATTTATAAGAAATTGGAGGTAGTAAGCATGTGGGAATTTATATTTAAACTAATATTTATTTCAGTAATTTCATTCCTTAGTGGTTGGCTCTTAGGAATACATGTAGCTTTCACTATTTACATGTTAGGTAGTGTGATTGCAGCATTAAATATTGAAGAAAATGGAGGAGTAGTAAATGAATAAAGATCAATTAGAAGTAATGCAAGATATTTATAATACGTTGAAATCTGTTACTAAAGATAAAATAACAGAATATAAACATACTATTAGAGATGGTAATAACGAATGGACTGAAACAGTTAATCGTGAGGAACATTTGCAAGCTATGATTGAGTGGGCGTTACAACAGATAGAAAACAATTTTGAGTGGGAGGACTTATAAATGAATTTTGAATTAAACAATGCATTATGTGATTTAGAAGTGTTAAAAGAAAGAATAGATGATGTAGTAACTTCTTTTGTTTGGTTTAATGATGATTATTTCACTCATGAGCCTAATCATGTGTTAAATAAAGAAGATATATTAAATCATGGATATAGATACCACGAACATAGAATTAAAAATGCACAAACGATAGATTTAATGATGATGTATCAAAAAGAGTTTGGTGAACTCATTGAAAGATTTAAAGAAATAGAAAAAACGTTACCTGATAACAATAGTTTGGCGACTAAATCAGATAACGCTTAATAAATGCAATTTGCAAATCAAATGCACAGGAATAATATACCATTTCTGTGCTTATTCTTAAAACACAAAAATGAAGGACTGATTAAATGAACGAAGTTTCTTTATATAATAAACATCATGAATTTCATTCTAAATTAGATTATGTTGAAACGCCTAATTTATCTCGTATCAAAGAAATTAGTAAACGAATTTACTTCGCCATAATTTCCACTGATAAACAAATTTTTAACAATAAAGGAAACGTTTTTCATAAAACAAAAGATGAATTTGCTGGCGATTATATAAGTAATCTTACTTTAGATTATACCATAAAGCCTAAAGAAATTGGAGCAGTCTATGGAACAATCTCAGTTAAGACGACAATGGAAAATGGTGAAGAAGATAAGCAAGCACATTTTAAGTCTAGTCCATTTAATAACTATGCAAAGTTTATTGTTGATCTAATTTCAGAAAAAGTTATCTACTCTACTGAATTAGACAGATTTATTAAATTAAAAAATAATCAGTATGAACTTATAGACAATACTAACTTTACATTGGAATATCCAGTAGATAATAAACATCAAATAAATGACTTCTTAAGCGTAATGTTAGAAGTTTATCGAAATCACTTAGATACAAATTATCAATATAATATCTACCCTTACGCTATTGCTGGTAATGACTGGATATATAACTGTAAAGAATTAGAATTTATTGATAAAAAAATTTCTAGTGATGACTACTATATCATCAAATATGATGTAGATAAGAAGAATATAAACACTAACCTAGCACAACAATTCTTTGACTTAGTAAGTGACAATGAACGCAGTAAGAACAATTTAATGTTAGTACATGCTTATACTATGTATCGAAAAATGAAACTTATTCAAGCTGAAAAATGGTTCTTAATCAAAGACTTTGGGCGATCTGGTAAAGGTTTATTTATGGAAACTTTTGAAGAATTGCTAAAAGTAAATAAAGTGAATTTCGATAGTTTATTATCATCTGGCTTTGAGGCTGCAAATGAATGGCTCAATTTTTATGGCGTGGATATTGCACATGCTAATGAAACAGGTGAAATTAATAAAGGCATGATGAGAATATTACGCAAAATAGCTACTGGTGAAAATATTTCAGGTCGTGGCATACAACGAAATAACGTTAAATTTAAAAATAATGCAGTGTTAATTTTAGATACTAATGAAAGTGTTGATACGGGAGAAATTACAGCTAATAGAACACGTACAGTTAAGATTGCATTTAAGGACAGACCGAAGAACGAAACTGATGAAGAACGTTATAAAGTATTTAAACCATTTTGGGACTTTGTTAAGCCTAACGGAAAAAACTCAGTCAATGCCTCAGTATCATTTTTAATATTAAGTCTTGAGTACCTTAAAAAAATAGGCAGAGAATTTAAGTTTAACAATGTAACACTTAAAAATTATTACAACGAAGATGAATTGACCGATACTCAGATTTTAATACTAGAAACTTTATCTAAACAAGATTTTATTTTTTCAGGTGATGAGATACTACAAAAAACTATTGAAGAAGATTATAAAAATCTGAGATATAAAAAAGCAAAAGAAGATATGAAAAAAATAGGTGTAGCTATCAATAAGCAAAAATGGATAGAGGGACAAAATACTAAAGTTCATGTTGTAGAAAATAAAGAATTGTTCGAAATGGCATTAGATTTAATTGAAACTTAAGTTAGTTTAACTCTTACTAACCTTTGCACTAACTTTGAAATTACTTTAATAACAGTCACTAACCTTTATAACTTAAATATTCTTTAGCATATTTTATAGATAAATAAATAGATGTATGTATAGGGAAAAGAATGAGTTAAAAGGGTTAGTGTTCTATTGGAGGTATTCTCATGAAAATGTACAATACTGCAAAGTATCTACTTAGTAAAGATGTGCAAGTTGTACCCTTAAACGATAATAAAAAACCAACAGTAGCATTTAAGAATGTAACTATTGATGATGATTTTATAGATAATAACTTTTTAGCATATTCAAATACAAATGTATTAGGTGTCCTTACTCGTGGTTTATGGTGTATCGACATAGATATTAATCATGTAAATGGTGAAAGTGGCTTTGATAGTTTGAAAGATATTCCTTACTATGATGAGTTTGTTTCTAATGCACAAAATACGCTAGTGCAGACAACAGCAAGTGGTGGAAAGCATGTAATATTTAAAAAACGTGAGGGCATTGAATACGCTCAAAAAATAGGATATTTACCATCAGTAGACATTAAAGCACATGATAACAACTATTTTGTACTAGCTGGAAGTAAAACAGCTAAAGGGCTATACACAAGTAATAAGAAACCAGTGATTGCTTATGATGGTGAATTTGAAGATCGTATATTTTCAAAGCGTGGAAATTACCTACAACAGACTATGGAAAAGTTCTCGGTAAAAAGTGTGTTACCTAATCACAATTTCAATCATTTACAACATACTGGCAAAGGTGGACTAGGTAAAGAGGCATACAATCGTGTAATTAATGGTGAAAGCGTAGAACGTAATAATGATGTATATAAGGCTATTAGTTACGCATTACAATGTAACGTGGATATAGAGCCTCTAAAAGTAATTATTGGTGATGTTAAAGCAAATGGTGATGTATATACACTAGATGAATGGGAGAAGTCGTATAACAGTGCAAGAAACTCATTACGAATTTAATATAGATGACGAATTAAGAAAACTAGGTTTATTAGTTGGAATATCCGAAGAAATATATTATTGCTCAATTAGTCGCATATCAATATTGTATCTTGAAAACTTTGGGACTAAGTGGGTAGCATGGCGTGAAACTTACGACTTTAAGAATGATAAAAGAGTATCGTATAGAACAATAGCAGATGGCAGTTTTGAATTAGTAGCTGCAAGAACTAAAAACTATTTAAACTACATTAAAAGAAAGCAGGGAATAAAATGAACGTTGAAATTATAGCAAATGAATTTGAAACTAGAGCAGCAACATTATTAAGATATTTTACTGGACTACATGAAAGTAGTCATAAATTACCTATTGCATTTAAGATATACAATGATCCTTTTAATATTGTGTATCTAATAAACAAAGGTAAGATGTATGCTCATGTATTGATAAAAGATTGTGAAGTGAGAAAATCTTTTGAAATTGCCTCAGTAAAGCATACTGAGAAACTTATAGAGAGCGTTGAGGGATATTATGCTGGTTATGATTTACATGATGGTACACATGCTACTGTAAGCGATATGATGGCTAGTTTCATGTTTGATAATGAGTATTTTATGTATGGACTAGAAACCTTTGCAGAAAGTAATAATAGCGATATTTTCGATTATATGAGTAGAGATTTCAATATAGCTGAACTGGAGGACGTTCAATCTAGTAATGCAGATGTTATAGGTAATATGGAGATATTGTATCAGTTAGCTACTGGAATTAATGAACCATCACCAGAATTAGTTGAGGGCTTAAAAATCATTACTGAGTTTATTCAGAATGAGAAGGCTAATAGAAAAGACTACTTAGCGTTAGAACTTAAATTAAAAGGCTTGAAGAATTCTTATTACAATGGAGTGAAAGCATAATTTTACAAGTCATGCACTATATCGGTGCATGGCTTTTTTATATATAAATCGTAATTGTTAAGATTTGTTAATTATTATAGAATGAGTTTAGGTGTAAAACGAACATTAGTTCCTATATAGAAAGTCTATGAATTAGTGTGGAATTACTTATAAACATTTATTTAATAACGTTGATGAGAATGTTAAGAAGTTATTTAAATTCTACAAAAAACAGAACGTTTGTTTGTATTTTTGGTGTAAATTTAGTATAATAGTGTTATAGAAGTAATTATACTTTTATATAATTTGATTAGTTTCTTGTTCTATGAAATCACGAACACAATAGTTAAAAAATGTAAATTCACTAGATTTTCATTTATTACCTCCTCATTTAATTAGGTCTGCTCAAAATAACTAAAAAATGAGGTATTAAATAATGACAATAACAATTGAAAAAGAATTAACTCAAGATCATATTAAAGTATTAAATGTATTACGTAACACTAAGCACAATATTATTACTAAACAAAATATATTCAATCAATTGAATATGGAGTTTACTAAGAACAATGAAAGATGGCTGCAACATACTATTAATAGTTTAGTTGTAGAATATGGTTATCCTATTGGATATAGCTATAAAAAAGATACTAGAGGTTATTTCTGGATAAAGTCGAAAGAACAAAAAGAATTAGCCTTACTAAGTATTAAGCGTCATATTGAGGGCAGTATGAAACGATATGAGGCGCTAAAGAAAACTGAGATTTAAGGTGATGTAGTGAGTGCAGCAATTGAAATTATTCAAGAGAAAGTTAGCGATTACGAATTGTTCACTAGATTTAATACTTACTACATTCAATCAAGAATAGGACTCATAGAAAGTAATATAGAAGATATGTATGACCGAACTACACCTAGTTTATGTAGTGATACGGTATCAGAAAGCATTTACTATGAGAGTTATTCCGTTGAAAATCTAGTAATCGCTATATTAGAAGAACGTCAGAAATTGGAACGGTATAAGAGTAGAAGTCAAAGAGATTTAAACGCCTTTTATACTGTTCTAGGGCGTTTCTCTACTAAAGAACAAAAGTATATNAAAAACTATNTTAATACACNCTCAGAGGCTCATATGAATGTGATAGAGCGTTTTAAGATTGAACTATACAAATATATTCAAACAAATAGAAATGAGCGTAATAAAGGTATAGAAAACAATTATTCATATATAAATGACAAGCGTCAAAAAGTAAAGACTTATCCTCATAAGTTGACGCTTAATCAAGAGAAAACACTCAGAGAAAAAGAAGATGGTGCTATTGAAAAGAATATGAATAATGATGAGTTTGTAGCAAAGTTGAATGATCTAGATAAGAAATCATTTAAAGAATTTATTTATAACAGAAATGAAAATAATATCGACTTTGAGAAAGTCTTGATATTGCTACAAGCTATTCCGAAACGATTACCACAAAAAGAGATTAAAAAGCCATATAACTACATAAGAGAAATAGGCTTAAAAACTAATTGAAACGAGGAATTTAATTGAAAACTGCAAAATATTTTGATGAATACAACGAATATGTCATAGGTCAAAGAGAGAGTATCGATAAACTTGAAAAGGAACGTCAGGAACTTATACAACGAATTAAAGAAGATAAAGCTAAATATAAAGAACTAATCGCTAACTTACAAGATAATGAAGCTGATGAACTCTATACTACATTTGATAGTAATGAGAAGAAATTAAAAGCATTAGAGAAACGCTTATCAACAAAAAAAGAAGTATTTGATGAAGCTAGACGTAAAAAGGCGATTGAACTCATTAAGCACCAAAAAGAAGTACCAAAATTATATAAAAAAGATAAAGAGAAATTATTAGCTAAATTCTATCCAATCATGGAAGAATATAACAAAGTTTTAAAAGAAATTGATGAATTAAACGTTAAGTATGAAAAGGAGTATTTACGTTACGCTAATCCATATTATAATGAAAACTTCAACGAAGATGATGAAGTAAAAAGAGAATTGCGAAATCATTTTAGAGATATTTTATACAGTCCATTTATTTCAAAAATGGATTTACCAATCATAGATCGATTCAATAATAAACTTAAATTTAGAGGTGCTAAATAATGGCTAGAAAACACAATTTAGATAAGGTATCAAATCATATTATGTTAGAAACAAATTTATCAGAGAAAGATCGTGATAAATTATTAGATGTTGTTGAGGCACAAATTAATCAAAACAATGATGAGCAACGTAGAAAAGAAGCGAAACAACAATCTAAAAGTTCAAAATCACTTATACAAATGGCTAGAGAAAATCGAATTATCAAAGGTTAATATCATACACGCCTATCCTTAGCGATAGGCTCATTTTATTTGTGAGGTGCAGACATGAACCTTAAAAGAGTAAACTACTCACTAACCTATCATGAAACTAAAATATCTGAATATACTTTGCTAACAGAATATAACCCTAAGTTTATAAATACCAAGATTAAGGCCATCACAACACAAATAGAGATGATGTATCACTTAAATATCTCACATATGACTACAAGTGATGTTCATGGCGTTGTGTCTATATCATACCCACTAGAAAAGCTAGTGATTAATATAATTGATGAAAAAGAGAAGTTACATCGTTTCAAAGCTAAATCGAATAGAAACATGCAGCAATTAAAACAGGTTATTAAGCGATATACACCTAGTGAACAAAAGGAAGTCATGTATTATATGCAGTCTAACGGTTCAATAATAGACTATGCTCTCATAGAACGCCTACAACGTGATTTATACGCTTATAAGCATAAAGTAAGTGTTGTTACATGATGTTGGATAAACAAGTGATTAAACAGTTTATAATGGACTATCACAAAGAGAAAGCGTCAAATGTTGTAAGCTATGATGATACTGATATAGATGATTTCTTTTCACTAAGTGATGAAGTCGAACTCTTTGAACTAAGTGAGAATACTAGTAATCAAGTGTTTTTTAATGAACTAGATCAGCTTATTTATGCAGTAGGGACTAGAAGAGAATACTACATATTTTTCTTACTATGTGAAGGGAAATCAATGAATGAAATTGCAAAGATATTCAATTTAAGTAGAGAAAGAATACGTCAACTATTGAATGGTTTATTAGATAAATTATAGGAGGGATAACATGAGTGATTTAAACCCTAGACAAGAAAAGTTTATATCTGAGTATCTAAAGACGCTAAATGTAACACAAAGTGCAATTAAGGCTGGTTATAGTCCTCATACTGCAACTGTACAGGGTAGTAGGTTACTTAAGAATGAAAAAGTGGCTAAGTACATTGATGAGCAACGTAAGAAAGTGATTGATGAAGGTGTACTATCTGCTAACGAATTACTTCATATCCTAAGTAATGCAGCAGTAGGTGATGAGAGTGAAGTGAGAGAGGTCATTGTTAAACGTGGTGAGTTTCAACGCAACCCAGACACTGACAAAATGAACCTAGTGTACAATGAGCATGTAGAAATGGTGGAAGTACCTATTAAGCCTAGTGACCGTTTACGTGCTAGAGATATGCTAGGTAAGTATCACAAGTTATTTACCGATAAAAAAGAACTTGCATATGAAACGCCTGTTATTGTTAATATTGGTGATTGGCCAGATGATGAAGAAGAAGAAAAACAAAAGGCAATAGATGAATTACACGAGCAGCACCCTAATAGAACAATGATTATTAATGATATTCCATTAGATGATTAAGGTAAAATTGACAAACAAATAAAGATTAGGTTTATAAAAAGTTTAATTTAAAAGTAATATTTGGTATATTTAATATGATAATTCGCGGTGACCAGATGTTAATTCATCTGGTCTTTTTTTGTAATATTACGGGTAGTCCGCCTACTCTTTTAAGTAGGTGCTTTTTATTAATTTTTTAATTAACCAAAACTATTGCTCAAAAAGAATATAAGCATTTTTTGTTAGTATCAAATTTAAAGATATCTAGGAGGGAATATAAATGGGGTCAGTTCTCACTGTTGCTTTAATATTCTTAATTTTAGCTCTAGTCTTTAAATCTCTTAAGAAAAAGAAGTAAGTAAGATATACATATTTGAGTAGTAATATTTTTTATTTATAAAAAGTAAGCGTTTTCTATTTACATTTAGAGCCTTTTATAAGATAATAAATACAGCTACTGAAATTACTACTCAAAATCGAGTATCCTTTAAAATGACTGTATCCTTTGGGTGCAGTCTTTTTGTTTATAACTTGTCAAAACTTTACATTTCATAAAGTTACAAAAAGACTTAAAAGTCCACCTGTAAGCAGTACCTTAAAATAGGGAAGTGGTTTGATAAGACAGTAAAGGACGCCTCAAATTAAGGCTACCTTAGAAAGCTGATACGTTAAGTTGCCGTATTAGAAAAAACAAAAGCGAGCTTATTAATCAATAAAAAGCTAACGCACTAAGTTAGTGCATTAGAAAACCGAAATGTCGGTTATCTAATGCTGAAAAGCCGTTTGTGGCTTTTCTGTGTAGTCAAAATGGCAACGCAGCATACATAATGATCTAGTATTAGTTTTATTATCCCCAAATGTGGGGAGTGAGAATGTAAACAATTTATAGATACTGTAAAAATTGTAGACAATGAATAAATTTAATGCGTATAATAACATTAGAAGTTGTTCCCTTATGAAGCACTTCTATATTATATTTTTCTATATGTGAGTCATTTTTTCTTGGCTATGTCCATTGGGCATAGCTTTTTATNTTATTGTAGACAAATATATAAATAATGAGATAATAGCAAAAGAGATTTAATAATCTCTAACATTCTTATATACTTAGAGTTTTCACTCTACCTCAACTATAACTTGGCTAGCCTTAATTGGTTAGCTTCTTTTTTGCATAAAAAAAGCCACCTTCAATTTAGTATATGCCGGACTAAATGAAAGTGGCGGTGTAAATTAAGGAACAAAATATTATAACGAAATATTCTGCTAATTAAATTATACCCTTTATAAATAAAGAGAAACATTTTTTTATCATTTTAATAATTAATTAATTTTAAATGTAAAAAATATTGTTTTTTTATTTCAATAGTATAGATAATTAAATTTTATTGTGTAATAATAAGTAATGAGATTACCTAAATGACAACCCTAGACTTACTATTTGTCTTCTATTACAAATACCATATACCTAACACCATATATTAAATATCATTGTTGCTTAGGTAATCTCAACATTTGAAATTCATTTAAATAATATAGATCTTTAGGGGCGTAAAGCCCCTTTTTGTATGCAAAAAAGTCTCACTAGTACATGACTAGTAAGACTAAGTTTGAATGAAAGTAATGTTAACTACGAATTATTCTAACATACATCTACTTCACTTAATAGATATACATTTTATTATACGTTGCCGTAACCATTCATGACGGTAGCTGCATGAACAAATCGTTCAGTTAGTTTTTAAGGGGGTAACGAAACGCTACCCCATGTGTCGCAACTTTCGACGCTAGATAAGTGAATGTAGCTACACCCATCAGCAGAAGTGTTGGTGGGTGTTTTTATGTAGGAAATAAATATATAACTACTACCTTTGAAGGTGTACGTAGGTTATTATTAGGAGTATATAAATTGAAAGGGGAAAGCTATGAACTTATGGGGGGGATCTAGAAGAAGATAAAAGTTACAAAAGAAAAAAATACAGAATTTGTAGGCAGAGAGAAAAATGATATAAATTCTATTGATCAATTTATAAATGATTTTGAAGAATTTATTATTTTTATAGTATTAAAATATAAAAAAGAATATAAAGAGAACTCAAAAGATAATAAGCTGGGGGATTAGAAATGAATGAATTTTTGACTATCGTAAGCTCTGGGGCATTTGCTGCATTAGTAACTGGTGTATTAAATGTTAGAAATACTAATAAAACAGTACATGCACAGGTAGTTGCAAAAGCAAGACACGATTGGATACAGGAAGTTAGAAATTTGATGAGCGAATACCTAAGCGAAATAGAAGATATTAAGTATAACATTAATAGGGAGTATCAAACTAATGAGAATAGTTTTTCTATTCCTGTAATAAATCAGAATAATAATAAGTTTAAAAGCTTATCTATATTAAAAAATAAAATTTCTTTGCACTTTGGCCAAACTAAGACATATAGAACATGGTGGTTTTTCGAAAAAACAAAAAAAGATAAAGATAATATACATTTTAACGAACTTATGGATAAAGTGAATAATGATATGGAAAGTTATATTAATCTAGTTTTTAAATTAATTAATAATGAATCTGTAAGTAAAAAAGATATGGATTTAGCTTATGATAAAGTAACTATGAGTTTGTATTTGTTAAATGACGAAACTTCAAATTATCTTAAAAGCGAATGGTATAAGACTAAAAAAATGAAATGATAGATAACTAATAAATCTGAATTAAAAGGGCGAAAAAAGGGCATAATTTTGATGGTAAGGGCAAAGGTATGAATGTGAATTTTAATTTTATAAGGTTATAATCGTTGATTTAATAGTGTTTTGAAAGAGTGAGAAATATACTGATTTATTATGGTGTTTTCGAAGGTAAAAAACCAACGAGTGTGATTGCATATAATAATGAAATGGCTAAAATTCATGATGAACTTGAAGCAGCAAAAACAGAAGCAGATAGAATCATCAACGATGATAATGCGACACCAGCCCAAGTGACAGCAGCTATCGCAAAAATAGATGCGGTACAACCTAAGTTAGACAATGCTATTAGTTTACTTCACGACAAAGAAAATAATAGTGAATTAATTGAAGCAAAACGTCAACTTGATGAAGCAACGGCAGAACAAGATCCAACACCAGGAATGACAGAAGTAACTGCGAATAATTATAAAGCTAAGAAAGTAGAGGCAGAACAAGTAAGCAGAGATGCACAAAAAGTGATTGAAAATGACGATGCAACATCTGGGGAAATTGCGCAAGCAATAGCTAAAGTAAATGAAGCTACAGTTGCATTAAAACAAGCTAAACATGATTTAGTTCCAGACAAAACTTTATTGAATAATGCTAAAAACAATTTAGAAACAAGCATTAATCAGGTGCCTGAAACTAAAAATATGACTAGTGATTCTGTTGAAAATTATAGAAATAAATTAAGCCAAGCAAAAGATACATTAGCTAATGCACAAAAAGTTATTGATAACCCAACTTCAACAGTTGATGAAATTAATAAAACTATCGAAAATGTGAAACGTGCTAAAGATGAACTTGAACAAGCTAAACATGACTTAATATTAGATTATGATGCTATTATTAAAAAAATTAAACAACAAACTGATTTAACAGATGCTCAAAAGGATAAATTAATAGAAAAGACAAAAGCTTCTACAACTTCTGATGAATTAGAAAATATTAAACATAATACTGATTTATTAAATGATGCGATGAAACAATTAAAAGAAAACATCGCTGAAAAAGATAAAGTCAAAGCAAGTATTAATTATACTGATGGAGATAAAGATAAAAAAGATACCTATGATGATGCTCTAAAAGAAGCTGAAAAACTAATTAATGATGCAAAAAATCCTATTATTGATCCTAGCGTGATAAATCAACTTAAAGATAAGATAATTGATGCTAAAAATAATTTAAATGGTGTAGAAAAATTACAAAATGCTAGAAATAATGTTAAACACATATTGGAAAGCTTAAAACATTTGAACAATGCGCAAAAAGATGCGTTTAACAATAAGATAGATAATGAAAATTCACGTGATAATTTAGATATAATTATTAATAAAGCTAAGGAAGTGGATAAAGCTATGAAACATTTAATTGATGAAATAGCTGATAATTTAGATATCAAGCATTCTGTTAATTATTCAGAAGCTTCACCAGATAAAAAATCCGCTTACGATGAACTTATTAAAAAAGCTGAAGACTTAATAAATAAAGGTATTGGCACAAATGCATCACTTGAAGAAATTAATAAATTAATTCAAGATATTAAAAAAGCAAAATATGATTTAGATGGAAAACATCAAGTTGAATTAGCTAAACAAAAAGCTTTAGAAGAGTTAGAAAATGAAGTTAACCGATTGAAAGATGAAATTGACAACAATCCTAACCTTTCTAAAGAAGATAAAGAAAAACTTAAATCTAAATTAGAGCGTCTTCTTGAAAATGCAAAAGGTCAGATTAATAATGCAACTACATTAACAGACCTTAATAAGATTAAAGATAATACTCAAAAAGAAATCGATAAATTAAAAGCATTAATTGATGCTAAAACTTTGGCTAAACAAGAAATTATTGATTTTGCTAATAAAAAACATCAAGAAATTCTAAATAATTCTAACTTAACTGATGCTCAGAAACAAAAAGTGGTAGCTGAAATAGATAAAGCTTTACAAAAAGCGCTTGAAAACATTGATAACGCCAATGACATCAATGAAATTAACCGTAAACTTAAAGAGGGCAAAGATAATATAGCGAAAATTGTTGCAAAAGAAATTACTAATGCGTTAATAGATAATAAAATTAAAGAAATTAAAGCACGCAAAGATTTAACAGATGAACAAAAAGCTAAATTAATTGATTATCTTGAAAAACTTAGACGTGATACGTTAAAAGAAATTGATAAATCACATATTGATGATATCGGTTCAATTATCCAACAATTAATGGACAAATTGAATATGCTTGATATTGATAAAATTGAAAACATCTTAAGTCATAACAATAAAGACAATAATCAAAATCAATCAAATATTGACGGTATTCAATCTAATAACAGTCATTTATCTAAATCACATAGATTACCTGATACTGGTTCAGAAAGTACATCTATTCAATTAGAGATTGAATTAATGACACTATTAGTTGGTCTAGGATTAGTATTAAAAAATCGTAGAAAAAAACAAAAAAATAACAAGAATAAAAGATAAAAAAGATATAACTTAGTATCTTTAAAAATAAAGAGCAGGAAACCACTATAAACTGGGTTTCTTGCTCTTTTTTATTAAATAAATATGAACTATGCTTCAAAATCTATAATAATTCTTCCAGCGTTCTCATGATTAAGTACTGTCTCAATAGAATGTTTTAAATCTTTAAAAGCAATTGTATTTTTAATTTCATGTAATTTATTAGATTTTAAATCAGTTGCTAATCTTCTCCATACACGTTGACGTAATTTCATTGGTGTCATAACTGAATCAAGTCCAACGACGCTTACACCACGAAGAATAAATGGAAATACTGAAGTTTCAAAGTGGTTACCTCCAGTCATACCAATTAATGCAACACCACCACCATTTGTTAGATGCTTTGCTATATAAGGTGTTCCAGGACCACCGCAAGGATCAATAGCAGCTTGCCAAGTTCTTTTTCCTAATATTTCATTACTATCTTCAGAAATACGATCGATAACTTCTCTTGCTCCTAATTCTTTTAATTTATTCGTAGCTTTTTTATTTCCAGTACTTGCTACAACTTTATAACCAAGTTCATTTAACATCATTACAGCTAAAGAGCCAACACCACCAGAAGCGCCACGTACAAGTACTTTATCGCCTTCAAGTGTCATAAAGTTTGCTTTTTCTAATTTTTCTATTGCTAAACCAGCTGTGTAACCAGCAGTCCCATAAATCATCGCTTCTTCAAGTGTTAGATTTTCAGGACATTTAACAATCCAATCTGATTTAACACGGGCATACTCACTAAATCCACCGTAATGATTGACACCTAAATCATAGCCAGTAATAATAACTTCTTCACCTTTTTCGATTGTAGGATCATCAGATTCTACAACTGTACCTGCTAAATCAATTCCAGGAACCATTGGATATGATTTAAGTACACCACTATCTTTAACAGTAGCTAAGGCATCTTTATAATTAATACCAGAATATTGAACTTTTATTAAAACTTCACCTTCAGGTAAATCATTGATTGATAAATCTTTGAAATCACTTGTGACAGTGCCATCATTATCTTTTTCAACCATAAACGCTTTGAAATTTACACTCAT